TTGCCGTCATCGTCATCGTCAGCCACGAGGCCGAGGATGGCCATGTAGGCGTAGCGTCGAGCGTAGGTGACAGCCGAGCCCTGACCCTGCGGGTCCTGCTTGGGCAGGTGCAGGAGCATCGAGTTCTGAATGTACTGACCCGACTTGTGCAGCAGGGTCGTGGTCAAGGTGTCAGCAAGGCTTCCGTCACCGTTCACGTCGAACGAGATGGATTGAGTGACAGCAAGACCGTGCTTCGTCAGGACGGGACTGGCCGAGGCCACCACGTCAGGCAAAGCGGCGTACTTGCTCTTGAAAAAGGGGTTGGTTGACCCCTTCGGGACCGCCGAAAATTCGGCTTGTGCTGCGACGAGGGCTGATGCCAACTCGTTGATTTCGGTACTGCGGTTCATGTTCCTCCTTAGAAACGGTGCTCAATAACGTACCCTAAGACACCGAAGACGGTGGCAAGGGCATTGATGTCTTCGAACGAATCTTCAAACGTTCGCTTTGTTGCGATAAGGACGTTGCCCTTCTCGTTTTCAATGAAGATGTCAAACAAACCATCTTCTGCTTGGACTGGGGTGATCTTAAAGAACACCTTCCCCTTACGGACCCGAAGCACGGGCCAGTCTGTCTGCATCACTGTGCGCTCCCTTCTGCTGCGTTGCTTTGTGTGATGGTGATTGCTGCCCCACCATCGGAAATGCACAGGTCCTTAAAGGCGCAGTAGTCACACTGCCACGCACGTCCGCTAATGGGGTCCAACGATATTTGCATGCCGTTGTCGTCCTGCGCAAATCGAGCAGGCAAATACCCCTGTTCGACTTGGTAGGCGATCTGCTCCATGCGAGCAAGTTCCTCGGACGCAAGGTCGTACCACTCTTCACGAGGCACGTAGTATTCGGCAAGGAAACGGTTGGTCCCCTCGACGCCCATGTTCGCTGCCTTGTTCTTTGACAGCGCCTCAAAAGTGATAGAGCCCATGATGAGCCAGTCGATTTCAATGTCAGGGTTTTCGTTCATGATGCCGATGGCGTTCATGCCAGCCTGAATGATTGCCTTAAGGGCAGGTCCTTCGCCCTCGTTCTGGGTGCCACCACGCATGCGGTTCCAGCCGACCTGCTTGTCAAATGAGTACGTGCCCATGGTCTTGAGTTCATACAAAGCGTGAGTGCCCGAGAAGAACTCGTCAAGCCCCTTCGTCTCAAGCAGGGCGTCGCAAGAACCGGACACGTAACTGCCGACCTGCGATGCCACCTCGAACTGTGCGCTGGGGTACTTGCGGCTGATGCAGTCCTGCAATGCTTCGTGAATGATGGTACCTAGACCTGTCGCCCATGCACCTGCTTCGTCCATCGGGTTCGAGGGCTTTGCGTCAAACGCGGCGTATCCTTGCTGGCGTCCGCACGAAAACGCTGACGAGTAACGCATGGGCGTTCCTTTCGCCGTGGGCTTTGGTACTGCTGACTTGACGTGCAGCTCTTCAACGAGTGCACTTGTAATAATTGGTTTGTCTGCTTTAAACACACTAACTCCTTTTTGTAGGTTATTGATTGTACTGCTTGGACACGGTGCCTGTCAAACCGGCTTGGCGCTCAATTTCTTCGAGCAGGGCGCCGCATTCTTTGCCGAGTTGCCAGTCTTCGTGCTTTACTTCGATAAATGCCAGCGCAACAACCATCGTCACGTACTGGTCTGCGGTCAGTTCAAGACTAAACATTTTCAGCCTGTCCGCCGCTGTTCTTCATGCGCTTCTTGTAGCGACGGCGATCAAGATTGGTCGTCCCTCCATAGATGCCAACCGTGATGTTGTTTTCAATGGCGTAATCAAGGCATTCCTGTCGAACAGGGCATGCGTTGCAATACGTTAGGGCTAACCGCTTGCGGCTACCAGCCAAAGTGTCGGTGTCGTCCGGCATAAAAATGGCGGTGTCGACCCCACGGCACTGGGCTTTCTTCTTCCAGTTTGTGTATGTCATGACGGCCACAATACAGGTGGCCTGTGACATTGTCAAATCGAGACGTTGTATTTTTTTTTCATGAAGGTTTCTAAGCGCATTCCTTCATAACGGCGACACAAATAATCAAGAGAGATAAACATTGGACAGTACGCGCCACCTTCGACTTCGTGCTTAACGACGATGCCTCGGAAGTGGGCGTTTCCCTGCGGCCCCTTGTAATCCTCATCGTGTAGATAGCACGCTCCCGCAACCAATCCGTGTTGCGACTTGCCTGCGACAAAGCGTAAAGAGTACCCGAGCGTCTGCTGGTGGCCCATCGAGAACGAGTGCCCAATGGTCTTGAGTCGCGAGTCAATGGTTCCTCCAAGGGGCTTGCCCGTCATGGGGTTATAAAAGTAGTGCGAATAGGCCACGCCGTCGAGCCAAAGAATGTCGAGGAAGGGTACAGGGCGCCAGCCCAACTCCACGTCATTGAACTGGAAATCGCCCACCACGCCTTCCAACTGGGCGTCGGCAGACACGGCACGGTTGATGCGGTCCTCGTGGTTGCCTCGCAAGATGTAGCGTTCGGGGTGCCAGCCTGCGTGCTTGGTTTGCTTGCGTACTTTGTTGAGGTCGATCAAAGGTTGGTTCAACACAACAAATGCGTCGTTGCCTGCCTTGATGTCCTCAAGAAAGCGTCGGCCCTCCATGGCCTTCTTTCCCTTGTCGTAAAGCGAAAGCGAAGGCATGTCCCAATGGTCACCAAGGTGGATAATCTTGATGGGTTGGTCGCGGAAATGGTCGACAATGTACTGACCGATCCAGAGAAGATGGTCGGTCGGCGCACCAGGCTTGGCCTGCGTGTCGGGGATTACGACATGAACGGTTGGCTTAGGAAGCAAGGCAAGACCTCCTTGGTCCCCTTGAGCCTAGCACACGTTAGTGCAAAATTGGGCAATTTCCGCAGGTGTGCAGGTATAAACGTCGTTCAATCGCATGAGCGGCTCAAACCCTGCGAACCACAAAGCAGCGGCTGCGAGCCCCGAGCAAATCCATGTGTTACCATGCCGAAGGCAGATAGCATCTGGCAACCACATGTCAAATGCGCATGAAAAGATAGACAGCCACGAGTACTTGTCACCTACTTGGGCGCGGGCGAACTTGAGCAACTTCTGTCGGTCGGCCTGAATGGGAAGCGGAATGACCTCGTATCGGCCACCTGGGGCCACCGAGGACAATGTCTTGTCGTTCGTTACGCCTTTGGCTTCGGCTTGAATGACATACCATTGGCCATCCACTTGTCGGTCAAGAATCGCAATGTGGTTCCATTCTGAGAACCGACTGTTTTGGAGGCGACGTTCAGCGACCCGAATGGCACGTCCGAGTATTCCTGTCGAGTGACAAAGTACCAAATCACCGGGCTTCATCTCCATCTCCTTCGTGGTAGGCCTCTAGGTCTTCTTCCACTTTAGCAATCAAATCCTTGAGTTCGGCAAACTGGTGAGTCTCCATTGCCAGAATCTTACGGATTACTTTAGCGTCGGCCTTGGTCTGCTGGTACATGGCAATGCCCACGACCAGTTCAATCAGAACCGCCATGTACGAAGCCGTGTAGTTCCACCACTCCAGTACACCCGCCGTGTTGATGCCCCAGCAAACCACCGTAGCAAGCGTCACGGCGCCCACAAACTCCCAGCGACGAATCGCGTTCTGTGCTGTCCAAGAGAGGTGTTCTCCTAACGTGATGTTCTCACCCGTAATAGGGTGCTTCCAACGCTTCATTACAATCCTTCGTGTGCGCCTAGGTGCCGGGCAAGTTCCAGTTTTACTTCGTCAAGGTTGCGCTCAATGCGGTCAATGGCATCACGCATAGATGAGCCGTGATTGGGTCGCAGCTCTGCCTGTAGTTCGTGCAGGCGTTCTGTGACCGAGCGGGCAAGAGCGTTGTGGACTACACGCCATACACCGACGACTGAGCCTGCCACCACAACAACTGCTTCGGTGATGTACCAAAAGTTTGCCGAGGTGAACAACGACGCCATCATGACTGCGGAAGGCGTGGCGTGCCTTGGGTGTTGAAGCGAAGGTAACGCTGGGGCTGGCGTCCGTCCTGCGAGACACGAACGAACGAGGGGTCGCCCTGCTGTCCCATGCTGACGGTCAGTGGGTCTGGGCCTGCCTCCACGACAAGGGCCGTGTGCCAGCCCACGCCGGGGCCGTAGACGATGGCGTCGCCAGGCTGAACCTGAGCGAGCGAAATCTCGGTGCCGGTCGACAACTCGGTGCCGGTGTAGCCTTCGTGCGTAGCAAAGCCTGCCTTGTTGGTGGGGTCAGTGGCGCAACCAGCGACCCAGTAGCACCACGTCACGAACATGGAGCAGTCCATGAACATAGGGAACTTCGGCGGGAATACGCCAATGGCTTCGGCGCGGTTGCCTGCTTCTGAATAGTTGAAGTGCTGCTTATTTGCCACGGCCCACTTAGCCCAGGCAACGATTGCATTACGGGTATCTGTCATGTTTTTCCTTAGGTTGATGGTTTGGTGTATGAGTAAGGTCCAAGGGTTTTGAGGGTGACCACGCAGTCGCCTTCGTACCCGTTTTCGTAGTTGTCTCGACGCTTGTGGGGAATCCAGTCAAGGGATTCAATGATTGCAACACTCGTGCTAAGAGGACCTTCTGTATACGTCACAAGGTTCTGGGCCTGTCGCAAGGATTCGAGCCAATAGAAATTATCGTACGGATCAATGTATACCTCCACGCCGTCGACAACGTCGACCGAGAAGAGCTGTAATACGACGCTAATGTTTGTACCCGAAACCACGTTTGGAAAAGACTTTAGGGTCCACCGGTAGAGTATTGGAGTACTGTCGTTCGAACTGGTTTTTTGTCCAGAGCTTAGTACAACTACTACCTGGAATTGTGACGATTTTGGATTTGAAGGCAAAGCATATTCTTTTGCCGCCTGACCAAGAGACGTGGGGGAGTAAAAAATCGGAACCGTAAGTTCCTGGCCCGACAGCGTTTCGAGCGGCTCGCAAATAACTGTTGCTGAAATTGCAGAGTTGTTCTGCGCCTGGCCACCGTACTCAAAGTACACGGGAGCTTTTTGGTCGGGAATGCCGTAATCAAAAACCGACGTTGTAAGGGTGCCGCTCACAACGTACTTTGTGGCAACAATACGACCGCTTGTGTTGGTTGCGTATGGTTGGTACATACCCAAGCCGCCAACTGTAATTACGGGCAGATTGGTTACAGGGTTCCACGTCAATGCATTTACCAAGCCCTTGCCGGTGTTGCTGGAAGGGTCGTACGTGTATCCGCTGCTCGCGTTGTACCCAACCATAAGGTCGGAGGCATACACCGGGGCCAGTGGATCACCATTGATAAACGTTGTCAAGTCCAGTTTGCCAAGCCCGGTGCTGAAAAGGTTGGTCGTGCCAACGGACGCGTCGTAGTTGTTCCACGCAAACCAGACAAAACGACCGTCTCCAAGAATGGCCGTGACCGGATACGTCAACGGCGTCAAGATGTTGGGGATAAGCGGTCCTGACTTAAGGTCACCTGTGGCCGTAGCGGTAGGGTCGTACACGCTTAACGTCTGGGCCATGCGGATGCCTCGGTTGGTGCCGACAAAGATGTAGTTAAGGTACGAGGCAACGCAAGTCGGGTATTCGTCTGGCGACATCGGCAAGGCCTGAATCGGTGGGTTCAGCTGCCAGGGCTGGGCCACCGTAGACGTTGATACCGTGGCAGTGTTTGTTGCCGACGTTGTGCTAGATCCCAAAAGGTCGGAGCGGTACACGCACCCTCGGCCCGGGTAGCCATTTTGGTTGCTGTACCCACCGATGTATACCTGCGTTTCTCCACCCGTGGCGCTTGACCAAACCCATGACGGATCTTCGTGGGTGAAGAGAAGGTCGGACGTAACATTGGTAAAGGCCGTGCCACCAATCGCGTAAGCAGATGCGGAGACACTGCTGATGCCTATGACAAAATTGTATGCGTCTATTACTGAAAGGACTGCGTACGTACCATCAAGGCTGTTGCCTGCTGTCGACGAAACAACTGCCCCGGTAATGGTGCCTGCAACAAATTCAGAAATAACGTTTGCGTTTGTTGTGTAGTACGTAAAAGACGTGCTGCTGTTAATTCCGGATACGGCGCCATTGTCAACAATGCGAGCGCTGCCGCGGGACCCGTTGTATTGAATTTGAATTTTGGCACCAACCGCCAAACCATTTGGCACCCCAGTTGTTGTAACCGTAATGGTTGCGCCTGCGGCGGTTGAACTGGGTCCGCTTACAGATGAACCCCATTGCGTTGTGGTTCCGGAGATAGAAACACTTTGGCCATACAGAAATTTGTGTGGGATTCGAGTTTGAACTTGCAAACCTGTTAGCCCGCTAATTGATCCGTACCCAAAAATTGATGCAATCTGGGACGAAGCAATTGAATCACTTGGAGCGGCGCCATAAATAGGCCCTGCGTTTGGTTGACCCGATACAAAAAACGATCGAGGCTGGAACGCATAAAGGCGCGGGCCAGCACCAGCAATAAGCTGGTCGTTTGCCCATGACAACATGTTGTATGGCGTCGTCGAGTAATTCGAGTCGTTGCCTGCAAAGAAGTGGAACTTGCCATCGTTGAGGGTGCCAGCGGTGCCGGTCGAGCCAGGGGAGGCCACCCAAATGCCGTTGTCGGTAGAGATGTAAACGTATCCACCGCCACTGGTCATGTCGTAAAAACGAGTTGGTGCGGAGTAGCCAGCGCCGCTGGGAACGTAATACGTCATCGTGTTAGAGGTCCAGGTCGACCCCGAAAGGCCTGAGTAATAAACCACCGAAATGGAAGAGGTGCCACTGCCCATGACGATGTACCCGTTGCAAGCAACAGACACGGTATTGGTATTAGTGTTCGCCACCATTTGCTGAACGTCTGGCAGCAGCGTGGCCTGGTATGGATAGTTAAATACGTCGATGCCCTTGCTGGCGTAAAAGCGCGACGAGCTGTCTTCTTGGCGGTGGTCGAGGTACATCTGTCCCGCGCCTTCGTTCCACTCACGCTGCTCTCGACGCCACAAGCCTTCGGTGTTGACCGTGCCTTCACCCATAATGTTGGTCATCTGGATTGCTTCACGCTGCCCAGGGATTGAGCGGTGACGGAAAGCTTCGCGACGGTACGGCTCAAACGAGGTGTCTACTGGAAACGTGCGTGTCTGCGGTGCATACGTTCCGGTGCTGTCTGGGTACGGCACACCTTGATTGTCCGTGATGGACACCGAGAAGCCGCCAAGTGGAGCAGGCAAACCGTTTTGGCTGATGTAGTCGATTGTCATTAGAGTGGGCTGACCCTCGTGTACTGACGCTGAAGACGGTCGGCTTCTTCGCTAATGCGCTGAGCGCGGCGCATGATGAGCGCATTAACGGAACCAGCAACCGCACCGGGCGCAACCTCTTGGGCCTTGCGTGGATCGGACTGCGACTCCATAAAGTTACGACTGATTTCACGCGGAATCGTCAAGTCGATCTCGGCGCCAAGAGCAGGCAAGTCAAGCATTGTTGCGGTCATGTTAGGCACGGTTGTTGGAATGGCCGCCTGGATGGATACAGCGGTACCGGTGTGCGTAGCCTGGTTGCTCATGGTAAACGAAGTGCTGGACGTAATCGCCGTGATCGTGGTGTTCTGGGGAACGTACGTAAAATTGCCGCTGGTGTCCTGGATGGGCATGCCCGGGTACAGCGAAGCAAGCGTGGTCGACGACACGTTGGTGACTGACGTGCTGCCGCTGGTGAGGTTTCCCGTAAACGAATACTGCACCTGGCTGCTGTAGCCGTTGTAAGGTGGTGCCTCGTCGTTGGTGCCATTGGTGTTGATAAGGGAGTCGGTAGGCGAAACCAGCTTGATGAACGGGGCCGAGTAGGTCACGTAGATAGGCAGTCCCGGCCAAGCCGCTTCGTAAATTACAAGGCCGTTGCCTGAAGGGAATACTGGGTCGGTCGAGCCCGGGTTCCAACGAATGACCTTCCATCGACGGATTGGTGGGAACGTGCGGTAGGGCGGCGCAATGCGGTAGCGAATCTCAAGAATGTCGATAAAGTTGGCGGGCAGGGCGCCAAGGTCGTAGCCCTGGAAGACAGGGTTGTATGTAAGTTCGGCCACGCCCACGCGGAACAAACCATTACTGGGGCTGGAGAGGGAGCGAAGGTCATCGTTGATGGCCACGCCAATGTCAAAGCGCGAATAGCGAGGGTTAATGTAGGCCAAGGTGTTGGCGGAGTGGTTGGCGGCCAGCGATCCGTTGTACCCGCGTGACACCGTAGCCGTTCCGGTTGTTGACGTAGAAGAAGTCCAGCTCAAAACATACATGAGCTCAAGGTCAACAGAAAGCAATACGCCCGCCATAATGCTAGCGACTTGTGCGCCAGAAACATTTACGGTTGTGTCGGTTGAGCCAACCGCACTGGACAAGGACACGGCGCGCTCGCGAATGCCGCCCATCGTGCGGCGGTATACCTTTTCGATAACGTCACCAAACGTTGAACCCGATGTCGTCGTACTGGCGGAACCGCCTACTGTAATGATGGATGGCATGAGTTTCCTTTACCTGTTAGTTCATCGCTAGAAGCATGTTGCCGCCAGCGGTGGCAGCAGCGGGGATGATAAAACCGTAGACCGTACCGACTCCGTAGCCACTGGCTGATGCAGGGCTGACGTATGTTGCGCTGCTTCCTGATGATGAGGCAATCTGATAGTCAATAAAAGGAGCGCGAGAGTTCACAATGGATGACCCAATAAACGTGTCTGAAACGCCCGCCCAGGTTCCGGTCGGCGTGGTTGATGCCCAAGCAAAGGCTTCACCAACCGCCAACAGCAATTCGCCGGATGACCATGAAAGACCCCCTGCCGTAACCGTTGAACCAAATGCCGTGTTCGTCAATGGACCGAAGGCTGCGGTCGGAACCACTGACGTTGAGCAACCAGAGAACATGGCAATTGAGCAACTACCCGCAGTGGTCGAAGGGTTGCTGCTCAGCGTCACCGCGTTCGACAGATACCCTGCCGCAGCATTGACGCCAATGGCAAACCAGTTACCCTGAGCCGCGCCACCAGAGTTGGTACCAAAGTGGTACCACGTTGCGCCAGCACCGCTTGCGGTTACGGCGGTCCAGTTTGCGTTACCCGAACCAAGCGAGATGACAATAAGGTCGCCAGCCACAGAGATGCGTGGCAAAGAAATAGACGTGGTAATTCCACCGTTGTTGGTACCGTAAGCCCCGGTGATAGCCATTACGCCACCGCCACACAACGCCACTTAGATGTGGCACCGTTGTAGATAAAGCCAATGGTAAGCGGAAGCGTCGTCGAACCGTTGGATGAAGTCGGCACGGAAACAGTCGAGTTTTCTGTATTGTTGAAAGACAATGTAACGGAAGAGGCGGAGTAGTCGTAGAAGCGAACGATTGATTGCATGCCATCAACAGCACTTGTGGTCGACATGGTAATCGTTACAGACAAAGCGGCGTTGTTTGTTACCTTGGTCGAAGTGTACGACGATGGCGTGACGGTAGCCGTTTGCGAAGCAACAGTTACCGAGCCAACGCTGGGGGCCAGCACGTTTGACGTGACGCTGGTAGCCGTGGCCACGCCGAGGGATGGCGTGGTCAGGCTGGGGGAAGTGCTAAGCACGTTGGAGCCCGAGCCGGTCGAGGTTGTCACGCCGGTTCCGCCGTTAGCCACTGGCAGGGTTCCGGTGACGCCGGTAGCCAGTGAGACGTTGGTAATCGTGTTCGTCGAGCCGGAGATTGACTTGTTCGTCAGGGTGTCCGTAGTGACACGTCCGACTAGGGTGTCCGACGAACTCGGCATCGCTATAGTCACAGTGGTAGTGGCATTCGCATCAATGATTGTTGTACCAGTTGCACCGCCAATAACTCCATTTGACAGGTAGATTTGGCCTGGGTACGCCGAGCCTCCGTTGTTGCCGAACGTTGGGGAGTTGCTAAGAACTAACGAGCCAGTGCCAGTCGAGGTGGTCGTGCCGGTTCCGCCGTTGCCGACAGGCAGGGTTCCGGTGACGCCAGTACTTAGTGGCAGGCCGGTGCCGTTCGTAAGGGTGACGCTCGAAGGAGTGCCCAGGCTAGGGGTCGAGGAAAGGGCAAACGTAGTCTGACCGTTGGCGTAGGTAACAACGATGTTGCCGCTGCTGTCGGTGTTGAGCGAGGCAACAGCAGACGCCCAGTTGCTTGTCGTTTCCGTAACACCAAACCAGTACGCACCTGGGGCGATCCAAATAGGGCTGTTCGCGCTTGCGCCGTCAATACTTTGGCTGCCACCAATGCACGGCCAGATAGGAAGCCAGTGCGTGCTGTCGGTGTTATCAACCCAAACGGTCTGGCCGGTCGATGAGATGTAGGGCAGGTGGACACCCGTGCCTGAACCACCGTTGGTTGTAGCAGTCGCGCCAGAAACAATGTTGTAGTTGTACGTCAGCGCCGCCACGCTCGTCTGCGAAGAGCCTGTGGCGGTGATGGTGCCAATGGTGCCAACCGTGCCGCTGCCAGCAGTGATGGTGGTGTTCGTTACGGCGGTGACGCGACCATAAGCGTCCGTGGTGATAACCGGAACCTGCGTGGCCGACCCATACGTACCAGCGGTACCAGCGGTCGACAAGCCAATGTTGGCCGAGGTGCTGGTGCCGGAGTTGGTGATTGGTGCCGTGACAGCGATGACGCCAGACGGACCCTGAGCGCCCGTGGCGCCGGTAGCACCAGTTGCACCAGCGGGGCCTGTAGCGCCAGTAGAGCCCGTAGCACCCTGGGGTATGGTGAAGTTAAAGACAGCAGCAGAACTCGTCCCAGAGTTCGTTACAGACGCGCTGGTGCCTGCTGCGCCTGTGGTGGTAGAGCCGACTGAGATGGTGGCGGCTGCACCGGCTGCACCCGTGGCACCAGTAGAACCGGCTGGTCCGGTGGCACCAGTGGCACCAGCAGGGCCCGTAGATCCAGTAGGCCCAGCGGGGCCCGTAGGACCGGCAGGGCCAGTGGGACCAACAGGGCCAGTAGCACCCGTTGCGCCTTGCGTGAGGACGAGGGAGTCGTCGAGGGTCCAGTAGGTCTGGCCGTTGAACGTCACAGCCACGTAGTAAGCGTCAATGGCGACGGTCATCTCCCACTGGCCGGGGCCACCAAACGCGGTGCCGGTGGTGACAGGGCCAAAGACATTGGTGCCGGAAGTACCGGTGGTGGGGGGCGACTGCCCGGCGACTGGCTCGGACGTGAAGAGAGAAGTGCTGTAGGCATACACCTGTGCGCCGTTAAACGCACCCGATGGGCCAAAGACTACACCTGACAGGATTCCCGTTGTCATTAGATCACTGACTCACCTTTATTGATTGCGGCCTGTGTTTCATCAAGTCGGCGGCCCAGCTTGGCGTCGCCCTTAAGGGACGTGTTGGTTTCAACTTCCCACTTTGAATTGGCTCGTGCTTCAAGAGCAGCCGACCCCTTGACCGACTTTGGCTGCAAGCCGTTGAAGCGCAGGCGCTTGTATGCGGCCACGTCCTTGTGCTGGGCTTTTGTGGCCTGCTCAGTGGCGGCAGCGGTTGATCGTGTAGGCATTGCCGTAGCAGCAAATGCGACAGAAGATGCCTTGCATCCAAAACAGTCGGGGATGCAGAGTCCTTGGTTGTGGGGGATAGCGGTCATTTGATGAGTGCTCCGTAACCAGCGGCAGTCAGGGCCGTGACTTCCGCGGCAGTGATTTCTGTAGGCCCTAGGTATACTTTAGTAATCCAAGGGTTCTGAGATACGACGTTCTTAACCTCAACGCGGTTGGTGTAGTCGTGGTAATACGATGTTGAGTACGGCGCAGATGGATCCCACGGGTTGTAGGGGTACGGAATGTTCGTGTTGGAATTTTCTGCCGAAGCAGTGTCCTGAACGAACGTGCCATCACTCAACGCAAAAACATTGATGTACCGAGGGCGGTTAGAAAAGTACCGAAAAAGCCGGTTCGACAACCCGCCCATTGCAGGAAGAATGGGCGGGTTGTCGTACGCGACTGGCGGAGTGAATATTGCCACTCCGGACTACTTTCGACCTTGTGCTCCAAGACGGAGTGCGGCTTCGGTGTCCGTGGTGCCACGACCACCAGTGGTCTGGATCTCGGGACGTGGGCCGGTGGCGTCACCAACAGGCATGTTCACACGATCGCCACCCATCTGGCTCTGCTCAAGCAGAGTGGTTGGGCGGAAGTCGGCTACTTGCTTGCTATGCTTGCCCGAGTCAACACTGTATTCGGCATCGAAACGGCTAGGCATTAGTTGTCCTCCCGAACCTTAAATGGCATAACTTCTGGCTGCAGTGAAGCGACACCGTACTCGATTTGATTGATGCCAGTGATCATCGGGGCCATGTGTCCACCACGGTTGGTGTTTGCCTCAATGCCACGGTTTGCGGGGCCAGATGTTACCTGTGAAGTTACAGGCGTAGGAATGATGCCGGTGTCAATGCTGTTGGCACCCGTGCTACGCAGGTCGTATTCCGAGATTTGCTTGAAGGATGAGCGTGATTCCATTAGAGTCCTGTTCCTGGTGCGCTTTGAATGTGGCCACGCATAGCGGCACCTGCGTTTGGAGCGGCAACGACGCCGTGACCGTTAGGGGTCACTGAGCCACTGCCACCTTCAGCGTGGTTTTCTAGACCGCGAGAGTACCGACGAG